GGGGGCTCGGTGGGCTGGTCGTGTGACTGCGATCCCGAGTACGTCAAGGAAATGGAAGGCCACGAAGCGCAGATGCAAGGCCCAATGGAGGATGATGGGATGCCGTTTGATACCATTCACAGCGAGACCTGGGGCGACCCGATGATTCTCGATGAAAGGTTGGACCGCTAATGCAGAAACCTGACGCCGTAACCGCCAAGGACTCAGGCGGCAATTTCAATCCCCACGCCGAGGGACAGTTTCCCATGTTGTGCGTGGACGTGGTGAACCTGGGGGTGAACGTCGAGCAGTTCCCCGGCCAGGAGCCACGCGAAGTCGCGAAGGTCGCGCTCGTCTTTGCGTCAGGCGAACGGCAGGAGGACAAGAGCCTGACGTTCGTGACGACCGAGATGACCCTTTCCGCCAACGAGAAGGCGAACTTGCGCAAGTTCTTGGAGAGCTGGCGCGGCAAGAAGTACACGCCGGAGCAGGCGGAAGCGGGGTTGCCGGTGGATAAGCTGCACGGCAAGTTCGCGCTCGTGTCCATTGAGCACGTCCTGACGCGGAAGGGGCGGAAGTTCGCGAACATCGTGAGCATTAGTCCCCTACCCACGGAGATGCCGCACCCGCCCGAGGCGCTACTCAACGAGTACGAGCGCCCCAAGTTCCTGACGGATCGCAAGACGCAGTACGCGGCGGCGCTGACGGCGCATCGAGCCAAGACGGGGAGCGACGTGCCAACGCCGGAGGAACCCGTCGAGGACGAGGATGACGATCTCCCCTTCTGAGGTAGCCTGTCGGTACTGCGGGGAGACCGGGACGTATGGCCGGTGCATCGTGCATACGGAGGTGTGCCCGATTCGCAGCGGCTCGTGGGTGGCGTACTTGAAGCGGGGGAAGCCATGAGGCATACCCATTACGCGCCCCCGCCTCCGGGTGACCCGACATTGTTCGAGCAAGAGGCTCCGTCTGTTCCTATCGACACCTCCGAGGCAGCGGCGCAGCATATCGCACCGCATACGATGCGACTGCGGAGCGCGGTCTACGCCTATTTGGTGACCTGCGGGCCACGGGGCGCGACGCTCAGGGAAATCTGTCAGGCGCTCGGCATTAGCGAAAATACGGGGCGTCCCAGGTGTTGGGAACTTTGCGGCCACGCCCCGGCGGGAAGGCCGCCGCGCCGGGCGCTGATTCGGATGACCGACGAGCGCCGCGCTCATATGCGCGTGTACGTGGTGATCTAGGGGGGTGGTCGGTCAGGATATGCGTCGTTGCGTCGAGGCGTGTGTCAAGGGCTCCTGGCCGATCACTCCTGACTTGACAAAGCCAAGACGGTAACCCAAGATACGAGGGTGCGCGTTGCGTCGAACAGCGAGCACGAGATGGCGTTCCACGAAGAGGCAGCCCCGTCTATTTTGGGAGTTCCTGTCTCGGTTCGGGAGCGCCGACCGATTCGGGATTCGACCCCAAGTAGCGGGGCTTTCTCATGAGTGGTGGCGCTCCGATGACGATGGACAAGCTGCGCGTCCCCGGACGCAAGCGGCGCCCGCATTTCGCCCCCGATGTGCCTCCCCAAGTTCGCCGAATGATCTGGATCAAGTGGCTTCGCCAACAAACCGCGTCCGAGCGGCCATTTTTTGCGCTCTCGACCGAGGCGTGTGGCGAATTGGCCGACATACTCGAAGGGCTGTAGTCCGACCGCGTTCTGTGACCGTCCGCGGGGGGCGTAACGCAGTCGGGCGCCCCAACCAACGGGAGAAGAGGACGATCTGGGCGCTCCAATTCCAGGCAACGCTTGCCAGCGACCTGGCCCGGCAGTCTCGCCCGTCTGTGATCGTTGGCGCTCTAGTGCAAGCGAGAACTCGCGATTCTGTCGGCCACGGGTGCGTGTCGAGCCACCAACTCCACGCAGGCCATTCGGGAGAGCACAACACGACTGACGTACAACACCCGGTTTCGCTTGGGACTGCCGGGATAAAGGCTTTGGTGTGCCTATGAACTTTGGGCAACTGATGGCCTTTGTGCGGGAACGCTTCCCGAGCGATCCCAAACGGAACGGCTCGATCTTGCGCCAGTTGTGGAAACGCTATGGCCCGAGTGAGGTGGAAGTGATGGTCAAAGGGGCCGCGCAATTGGGGTGGAAGGATTTGCGGGGCTTGTATTCGAAAGAGGGCATCGGACGGCGGTGGGCGCAGTCGGCCTACTGGAATCAAGAGAAGCGCGCCCCAGCCAAGACGTTGAATAGTCTCGGAGACATCTTCAAAGCGAAAGGGTTGATATGACGCACCGGACGTATCAGATGGTCGAGCGCACCCTGTGGATTGCGACGTGCGACTGTGGGGAGCGCTACGAGTGGGCCGACAATCCCCCCAAGGAGCGCCGCTGCACCTGCGGCAAGTGGGTCACCCCGAAAGCTACGACATTCACGAGTCCTGAGTACGGGGCGAGGGGGCTAGTCAAATGAAGTTCGTGCAAATCGCTGCGGACAAATACCTACCCTACGCGCTTGACGATCAGGGTCGCGTCTGGAAGTACCAGGAAATGAGTCGCCGCATCTGTGAGGAACCTCACCACGCACATCCGTGCCAATATCAAAACGGCGGTTACTGGAAGTTGCTTGACGCAAACTATGGCGCGTTCCCTGGGTGGCCCCCCACGCCCCAAGAGGAGGCGGCCCGCGAAGTGGAAGAGTTACTCAAATGACAGACGCCCTGAAGGCTGCCTGTCAACGTCTCGAAGCCTATGCGGCGGAGTGTGTGATTCGCGCCCAACTCGGGACCCCCGGCCCCGCGCTGGACGGCCTCGTGTTCAAGCGGTTAGAGAGCGATATCATCATGGCGGCGCGGGTGGAGCGGGGGCCGTTTTGATCGAGTTGACGCCCGAATTGGCAAGCGCCATGATGAACGTGTTCGCCCTGCGCCAACTGGCTGAGCCGTCGCGCCGGTGGCCCCTGACCATTCGCGACGCGGCGATTGAGCGCTTGGTGCACGGAGCGCCCGCTGTTGTTCGGAAACGCCAAGCCGGACTCACGCGGTGGCAGCGCCAGAAGTTACGGAACCTCAAGAAGCGAGCGAAACGCACGTGACCCCGTGGGCTCCGACCCCCGCCGAAGCGGTCCTCTTAGAAACCGGGGAGGCGATTACGGTGCTGGAAAATCGCCGCTGGGCCGTGTATCGAGTGGACGCGCTCCCGCATGATTTAGAGGGCTATGTGCGCCAGCAGGAGAAAGCCGAGCTCTTGAAAGCGGCCAAGGAGGCATTGCGGAAAAGCGCCCCGCGTGGGGTGAAGATCTCGCGGACGCTTGCGAAGTCCAAAGGAATCTTGTAGGTTCGGGAGACCCTCGCCCCGAGTGTGACCGCTGGCCACCAAAGCGCAGGCGCTCCAGGACCTGGCCCAGCTCCGCGACCTCCACGATTGGCGTATTGCCTTGACCTACGGGCCGCTCCCTCGCATTAGCGGGGTGGATGCCTATGCGGGGTCCAGCGCTCCCGAGCGACTGATTCCTAGTACCTTGCGGTCGGTGCCCGCCTCGCTCAATGCGATTTATCGGGCGGCGGATTGGCTCCTCGAAATCGCCCCGGAAGAACCGCATACCCTCGTGATGGACGGCGCTGCGCTGTGGCGGGCTGATGGCCGCTAAACCCATCGAACGCTTCGTCAAGCGCCAGATTCAGGACATGGGTGGATGGGATGCCATTGTCGAGCGCATTGCCTCCGGCGAAACCGTCGCCGATATCTCGCGCCTCATCCTCCGCGCTCCCACTGGCCCCTGTATCTCCCGTGCCTTCTTCTCCCGCCTCTTGCACCACGACGACGAACGCTCCAAACGGGTGTTCGAAGCCCGCAAGGAAGGCGCCTCCGCCATGGTGGATGATGCCCTCCACATTGTCGATCAAGCCCCGCCTGACCGCGACTCCATCAATAAAGCCAAAGTCCGCGCCGAGATGCGGGTGAAGGTGGCGGGCTTCATTGATCGTGAGTCATGGGGAGACAAGGGCCAGCAGGTCAACGTCCAAGTCAACGTGGATAGCCTGCACTTGGAAAGCCTGCGTCACCGCATGATCGAAGCCTCTGTCCCCTTGGCTGTCGCCTTAGGTCAGACTGGACAGTTGGCGCTCATGCCTGCTACGAGCCCTGCGGGCAGTGAGGCAGTGACTACGCCTCTCACGTGTGGAACGCAAGAACTTGCAGTGCAGAATGCCATGCAGGATGTTGCAGCTAGTGAAGGTGTGGCCTCACAATGACTTACAGCCTCCCAGCTTCACATGACCCCCCCTCAGTTCTTAAGGCCCCCCACCAGGCGCACGCGGGTGACTCTGCACGTACCGTCCTGGATTTTTTTTGGCTGTGCTGGAGGGGGTGTAGCAAGGTGAGACGGCAAGGCGTGGGATACCCCCGTAGTACGGATGGGATTTTTGGGAATCGCCAAGCCGGGGGTCGTTTCTTTCCGCACACGGCGCCTAGCCTGTGCATGACGACCATTTGCCGGGACACGGTGCTACGACGCGCAGCAGGATCGGTGGAGGTTGGGCACTCCGGGGATCGGCGCGGCCAGCGGGGGCGTTTCTGGCTATTTCACCGTGGACGGGGCGTGGGTGGCCGGGGTTGTCAGAGTCGGCCCTCCGGCGACGCGGGAGGCGTAGGCGGTGCCGCAGTGGTCACAGTCGGTGCAGCCGCAATGGAGGACACACTTTCCAGAGCGGACGCAGGCGGGCCGGGAGGCACAAGCGGGGGCGATACACCACGAGGTCACAGCCCCCAATATGGGAGTCTCGGGTGAACCCGCAAGCCCCCGTGGAGAACCCCTTTTTAGAGTTTCGGCGCCGGTATCAGTCGCACGCCGAGCTTTTCGTAAGGGAGGTCTTGAACTTCCCCAACACGGATGAAGCGGCGGAAGGCAAGGATATCTACCCGTGGCAACGGGAAGCCTTAGCGGCTTACGACCGGGCCGGACTCTCGCGGGCGAACTCCCGGATTTCGATCCGCTCCGGTCATGGGGTCGGCAAGACCACCCTCCTCGCGTGGATCCTCTGGCATCGGATTCTCTTTCGCTTCCCGCAGAAAACCGCCGTCACGGCGCCCTCGGAGAAGCAGCTCTTCGGGGCGCTGTGGGCGGAGTTCGAGACGTGGAGTAAGCGGTTGCCCAAAGCCTTGAAGGGGCTCGTCGAAATCAAGTCCGACGTGGCGGAACTCGTCGCCGCCCGGAGCGAGTCCTTCATTAGTATCAAGACCGCCCGCGCCGAACAACCGGAAGCCCTCTCCGGCCTTCATGCCGAGTGGGAAATGGTCATCGCCGACGAAGCCTCGGGCGTCGCGGATTCGGTCTGGGAAGCCGCCCAATCCTCCCTCACCGGCCCCCATCCGTTGGCGATTCTCGCAGGGAATCCCATTCGTGCCTCGGGCTTCTTCTATGATAGC